TAGTATGCTTCTTTTTCTGTGTAGCTTAGGCATTGTTACATTTAATCAGTATGTTTCTATAATATAGGTTTTTAGTAAGAAACACCATCTATTGCGTTAAATCTTCTATTTCTGTTCTATATCGCACTATATATTCCACACCAATAACACCACCAGGCTGATCTGCGTCTAATAATTCAAAAGAAGTATCAGATGGTTGTACATCTATTGCAAGATTATTAACTGTTAAATCTGCCATTATTTTACTGTGTAAACTTTCTACAGTTGCATCTGCCACATTATCAGGTACATCACCTCTTACTATTACACTTACCCTTACTGTTAGAGAATGATCTAGTGTAGGTAGTGATGTATTTTGTTCAACAGTATCACTAACAGGTTCTAATATTAATGCAGGTGATTCACCTCTACTTAATGGTACTACCCTACTTCTATAGATACGTGTACTAACCCCTGTTGTATTAGCAAGTGTTGTTAATAACCTCGCCATAATCTGTTCACGTTTAGTAGTCATGTTTTCTGTAGACTAATTTCAACAAAACTACCATCATCTAACTTTCTTACTTCTCTAACTGTATATGCAACACTATCAACTGTTATAGATGCACCTGCAATTAAACTACCAAAATCACTTGTTTTAGCTGTTAACTGATAATCTGTACTAACAATTTGATTACCTGCTAATACTAAATCTGGTTGCTCTAATATTGCATTTGCAGTAGTACCACCTGATGTACAACTAACACCAAAATCATTGAGGTATGCAGATAGTGTTGTACTGTCCTCTACAAATGCCATTTATTTTTTAGAAAGTGTTTTTTTAACTTTTGGTTTTGGTATATATACTTCTGCCCTACCCATTGAAATTAATAATTCTGCATCTGATTCTGACACATCATAAGTTTGACCTGCTTCTAGGCTGTTGCCACTAGCACATACATTTTTTAAGCATTTAATTTTCATAAAAAAAAGGGGTTGTTACACCCCTTATATTAAACCACTTATGTGGTTACGTCTAAGATCGCTGCAAATGATTGTGCGTGTCTAACAGCAACGTCAAATGCAACTACACCTTTAACTGATACTAAGTTTTTAGCAAAGTCATCACTATCTTCACCTGCAGTTATTTCAATACCAGAACCATATAATCCTAATATTGCCTGTGAGAAGTCACCTATAACAACAGCAGAACAACTACCTGATGTAGAACCTTTAGTGAGGTTGCTAGGTACTTGGTTTGTCATAGCTAATGGATAACCATTAACAGCAATAGGTGTTGCACCTCTACCTAATGCCTGTAGGTTGTTGTTTACTAAGTACTCACCACCAGATGTTTTTAGTTTCTTGATAGCACCCATCACCTTAGCGTTAGTTACATAAGAAATTGCATCTGCATTAACAGCAGCATTATCTTCCATCATGGCTGTTTCTAGATCTACTAAAGCATCTACTGTAATAGCACCACCATTAGTACCCATAGCAACAGAACCAATACCTGATGTTTGCATGATTCCTGTAGGCTGACCTGATGAACCAGTACCATTAAGTATTCCTAAATCAATACCTAAATTAATACCATCACTAATGTCTCTTCTAACCAAATCTTCAATACCTGGTGTTGCCTGTATAAGCATATTCCTAGAAAACTTAGACAATGTGCCTAAAGTCTTAGGTGTCATTGAAATCTGGTCAAATGTACTTTCTGCCTGAGATAGTGCAGCAGTTTCACTTGATAAGAAGCCAGTTGAAGCTACACCTGATCTTCTAGGTATCGCAACATCACCTATTAAACCAGATAATGTTTGTACACCTAAACCAACCATTACTGTGCTGTTTCTTAATGCTTCTATGAAGTCATCAGCAAGTAAATCTGTAGCAACAATATTGCCACCAGTTGTAGCACCAGAAGTAACGTATGTAGCCCTTTGTACTAAACCGCTATATGGAATAAATAAAGACCCACTTCTAGTACCCTTACCAGAATCTTTTGCAATTTGCTGTGAAATCTCTCTAGCAAAACCAGAAGCCTTATCTGACCAATCATTAGTTATAAGACCTCTAATACCTGCAGAAAGTTTATAGTCTTTTGCGTAATGTTCTCTTTCTTTTGGTGTTAACTGCTCTTCAATAGGTTTTGCAGTTTCTACAGGTTTTGCATCTATTCTTTCTAAGATAGCTGCTCTGCATGAATCAACAGAAGAACCATTGTTAATTAACTGTTCTGCTAGGTCATCAAAACCACGCTTAGAACACATTGCGTTGATCTCTCTAATTCTTGTGCGTTCTGCTGATGCTGCTTTTTTAGTAGCTTCACTACGCACAACTTCTAGATCAAGTTGCTCTTTTTCCATAATTAGTTGTTTTTTAGAATTGGGCTGTTGTGCGTCAGTTGACGCTGCGTATACACGCTTACTGTCTACTATATCTTGTTTTTCTACACTAGGCATAGTGTTGTCATCAATTAAACCTCTACTTATCCCTACATCTGGTGCTGCAGGTGATGCAACTACAGATACTTCATGTGGTTCCCATCTTGTAGCTAAAAATGCGTTACTACCATCTATTTCACGTTCTTCCATTTCTAAAATGCGATAACCTACGCTAATTGACGATAAAATGCCATCATCTATATCTCTTTTTACCTCCTGTGCCTTAGCATTTCTGCTTAATTCAACAACTGCCCTACCTTTTTTCTTATCTTTATCTAAATATGCATTTCTAACAATTCCAATAACAGAATCCATATTATGATTCCATAGTACTGGTGCTACCCCACCATTTAACCTGCCAAAATCTATAGAACCCTCATCATGGCTAAGTATTTCAGTACCAAATGATCTTTCTACAGGATATTCAGAACTAAAACTAAACTCATAGGTGTTATCTTCTTTTGCAGAAAAAGATGTTTCACCACTACGTTTTAATACTTTTGTAACACTTCTTAATGAATCTATCTTAGTTAATGTGCTGAATTTATGACCAACCTGTACATCTGTCTTTTCATATTCTCCATCATCTTCTCTGAATACACTTATTAAAGCAGCAGGGTCATCTTCTGTGCCTGTAATTTCAAAACTTGAATCAGGTACATTTATAGTACCATCACGCACAATGCGATCTATCTGACCTCTTGCAACACCACCGCTTGCGTTCCATCTAACATAATCACCTACAGATAATTCATCTGGTTCTGCACGTTTAGCTTTTGCACGTTTTGTTTTAGGCATAGCATCATTGTTTCTTAATTCTTTTATTCTAGCTGATTTTGCGTCAGAAAAACTTTTACCTGCATCACCACCCCATGCAGCCCACGCTACTCTGCCATTACTAGGGTAGCCATCTTCACCAGGTCTAAAACCTTCTGCTTCTTTATCTACTTCATGTCTTGCAAACCATGCTGACATTTGTATTACAACATCTGCTGATAACTCATTACCACTTAATATTTGTGTAGCCCTTCTACGTGCAACTTCTGTACCACCACCTTCTCCTTCTGACTTCCAATCTCTATATCTTTGTGCTTCCTCTCTCATACCTGCAGTTGGCATAAGGTCTATTTCTGTACCATTAATAACTGCCATCTGAACTATCCGCTACGTTTTCTGCATCTTCTCCTGATGGTGGGTCAGTATCACCAAAAGGGTCAACAGTATTTATAGGTTTATATTGACTACCACCAGATTTATTTGTAGCTGATGGGTCACTATCTGTAATAATGTTCATTTCATCTAGTTTTGCCAGTTCTGTCTGTCTAGCTATTAACAGTTCTTCTATATCACCACCTGATTCTGATACAACATCTGTAAGTGTTTTAAAACCACACCTTACTGCATCTTTCATAGCAGCCACTTCTTTTTGTGGGTCTACATAGCTGTAACCTCTACATACCCATCTAACCTTTTCATATACTTCTGGTGTTGTTGAATATGTAGGTAATGTCAATGTGCCACTTAATACTGCCATTTCTAACCAATATTCATATATAGGTTGGTAAAACACTTCTTTTAACATCTTCTGTAGTGTTCTCCAATGATCTCTGTCCTGTAACATAGCTAACCTGCTACTGCTGTAATTACTTTGGCTGTAGTCACTTGATATAGCTTCAAAACTACAACCCAAACCACTAGCCATACTACGCAACATAGCCCTTACAAAAGGTTCAAATTCACCATTAGATTTATCCAAGTCAGGTACAGATATAGATTCACCTGGTGCTAAATATTTAAAAGTACCTGGTTCAAATCCACTAACACGTTCATAATCAAATACCTCACCACCTGCATCTAGTTCACCTTCTGGACTTGTAATAAATCCCATTAATGCACTACTTGCACGTTGCCCTACAACTGTTGCTTCTATATATCCATCTAATTGGTGTAAATGATTTATTGCACTAGATAGAAATGGTACACCTCTATGTTGACCTGGTCTTAGTGGCAAAAATAAGTGTATTACATCTTTTGCAGGTACAATAATATGCCTTCTTTCTTCGGGTACTGTTGCAAAGTTAGTATCACCAGGGTGTTTTTTAAGAAATGCATAACTTACAGCCCTACCTTCTGGACTTAGCTCTATTCCTAACCTCCATACATTTTTATTACTTTTTTTTATGCCTTTATAATCTTCATCTAACTGTTCTGCTTCTAGTATTTCTAAACTAAAAGGTATTTTGCTTCTACCATACGCTTTTCTATGGATAACAATAAAACATTCACCGCTTTCTATCATTGACCTTACTGCTAATCTTTCCATTTCAGAAAAACATAAAACACCACGTATATCACAACTATCTTTTCTACCCCATTTACTCCATTCACTCTCTATTGACTCATTTATTCTTGTATTAGGTGTACCGCCACGTTGACTTTTTATCTGTGCTTGCATTGTTACACCCTGACCTACAATCTGGTTAGTTGCATATCTTATGGCCTGTGCTGCATAATTATTATTACGTACTAAATCATGTACACGTTTTCTAAGTGTATTTATAGAGTTTTTATAACTTTGATCTGGTGAAGATAATGGTGTTACCCAACTAAGGTTTGTTCTATCTAATCTTGCACCTGCATACATTCTTTTTAACCTATTTCTACGACTATTTAAGTCATTATTAGATGTAAATAAGCCCTTCCAAGCGTTTCTTAAGCCCATTTAACTCTCCTAAAAGCGTACATAAAGGTTTTTAGGGTCGCCTAAGCCTTGTGACTTAAGACTATACCTCTTTTCACTTAATACTATCGCCTTTAACTGACTTTCTCTATCTCTTAAGTCTTTTATGTCTATTCTTTTAAATGTTCTGTTACCAATACTGTATTCTTGTGCCTTATCAGATACTAATGCCCTAATTGCAGCAGTAACCGCATCTAAGTCCTGTTCTGCTTGTGTTCTGTTATCTAATGCAGCAGGTGTACCAGTATATTGTAAAGATTGTTTTACTACTAACTCACCACTACCTATTTCAAAAACATCACCACTATTAAATGCTCTAGCTACCCAAAACCAATTACCTGCAATAAAACCTGCACTATCTGTAGCACTTATTGTAAACTGCCAACCTGTACTGTTTGAATATTGTGTACCTGTAGCTATATGACCCTCACTAGCTGTATTTGTACGTAAAAAATATTCTAATGTCCAATCAGGACTACTTATAGTTTTATTAATACCTGCAGTTGTAGCTTCATCTACCCATTCAACTGTAGTACCTGCAATTATTTCACTAGGTAAATCAGATTTCCACATAGTTTTACCAGTTAGTTACAAAATCATTTTTACGTGATGTTCTTATTGTACCTTTTTTTTGTTTAACAACATCATCTGGTTTATTTATTTTATTTTCTAACTGTTCCCATACTGTATTTCTATTGAATTTGCTGATATATAAACACATAGCTGCATAACTATATACCCACGTATCTAAACACTCATTCCTAACACCTGCCTTTTTTAC